GAACCTATAAAAGATTCTATATTACAGGATATTAAAACTATTCATGAGCGCCCAGCCGAAGTTCAAGAAAGAAAAATACCGGGTCATTGGGAAGCTGATTTAATTAAAGGTAAAGACAATAAAAGTTCGATAGCAACACTTATTGAACGAAATACACGGCTCTGTATCTTGGCAACATTACCTGATGCAAAGGCAGAATCAGTGCGCAAGGCTTTAACTGAAGCTCTGAAATATTTACCTGCAGAACTGCGTAAAACGTTGACCTATGACCGTGGACGCGAGATGGCAGAACATAAAATACTTGAAGAAGATTTAGGCATAGATGTATATTTCTGTGACCCACATTCACCCTGGCAAAAAGGCACATGCGAAAAATATGAATGGTTTAATTAGGCAATATTTACCTAAAGGGATTGATTTAAATCAGGCAGATCAGCATTATTTAAATCAAGTTGCCATGTCACTGAATACTCGTCCTAGAAAAGCGTTAGATTGGCTTACACCATTAGAGAAATTTGCTCAGCTTGTTGATTATCATAAGACTTTTCAAACTGTCGCACCTCATGTTTGAATTCGCCTACTAACAGTGCTAGACCATAAATATCAATTAAATAATTTTAATTAATCCCCCCTTGTTAAAGTGATTTTTGTGTTTCAAGAGATCAATATCGGAATACCAGTAAAAATATCGGAATAACTATTGACTACAAATATCGGAAATTCGATATTTGTCTCGTAGACAACAAAAAAGCACACCGCCCCTCCCCAGGTCCGATGTGCTTTGCAAAACTGCGAGATCAATTATGAACGTAAAAGTTAACTCATTCAACTCATTTGCATTTGTCAGCATGGCTGCTCTTGCAATCTCTGGTGGTTCTTTAGTTGCTTGCCAGCTACAACCAGCTTTCCAAACAAAACACGCACCTACTCTTTTTACACCTAAAACTCAACCAAGTACTTACGGTGTTTTAACGGCGAAAATCACAGGTAAACATTCTGGCGTTGCTGTAATCAAATTAGATAGCTTCCGTTTAAACGTTAGCTTTGATTTTGAAGCTCATCCAGACAGTTACGGCGTTCCGGGTTCTGAATTCACCGCTGTTGATATTACTCAACTCACAGTAAATGAAATCACTGATATTAACGGAAAGTCATATAACGATTTCACCGAATTTGAAGACATCCGAAACATCAATGGTCTTCTAAAAGGCTTCATCGAACGTAACAAGTTGGTGGAGGCTTAAAGATGACTAATTTCAAAAAACACCCTGATGGCTACAAGTCATTTTTAGGCCGTGACGACCAAGGTCTTTATTCCGTGCGTATTAAGTGGGCTATCTATGCTGCAAATGCTAACGGCTCAGTACTTTACGAAATTAAAGATGGCGTTAAAAAGCCACTTAATGTTGAGCAATTTAAAGCTAAGGAACCAAAGGTTTTCGCTTCTCTTATGCAAGAAATCGACTTCCAACGCAGAAAGCAGCTCGCAATAAAGCTACGCGAAACAAACATCCCTACTTATGACCGCAAAGCCTATAAGCAAAAACGCGGCTTCACCGGCTCTAGATGAGGATAAGAAAAATGACAACTGAAAACTCAAAAGACAACTTACATATCTGGAATGCAGTTAAGCAAACGCCTACCAATTTTCTTAAAAAAAATGAGTTTGGTTATTTAAAAGGTAAATCAGATATTAACCCTCAATGGCGATTAATGGCTATGACTCAGGCCTTTGGTCCTGTTGGTCATGGCTGGACTTATAGACATGTACGTTTATGGTCTGAAACCGCGCCAGATGGAACCATGATGGCTTTTGCTGAAGTAGCAGTAAAAACCAAGATTGATGGTGTTTGGGGTGAGGAATTTTTTCGGCAACGGCGGTTCAGCAATTGTTGAAGTTCAAAAAGGCAAATTAGTAGCGATTGATGAAGGTTATAAAAAGGCCGTTACTGATGCTCTTGGTGTAGCGTTTAAAGCTATTGGTGTGGCAGCTGATGTTTACCTCGGTAATTTTGATGGAAGTAAATATCTATACAACTATGACTATGCCTATTTAGAGCAAAATGCTTCTACCCCAGCAGGTCAAAATACAAACCAGAATAACCAGACAACTGCTCAGGGTGGTAACCAGAAGCCACCTCGTACTCAGGACCAACTATATCAAGATGCTTTGAAAGCAATTAAAGATGCACCTGACACTAACATCTTAAATGCTGCAATTAAGAAGTTTAAAGGCACTACGTATGAGGCGGGTATCAATAGAGCTTGCCAAGCACGTGCTGATCAGATGGGTTGGGCTCCTAAAAACAATCCTCAGCAAGTTCAGCAACAACAGTCGTTACATCACTAAAAGGAGAGCTTTTCATGACTAATTTACTAACTGCAGCTGAAGCATTTGCAGCTCTTCAAAAAGGTAAAACTGTTCTATGTCGTCCAGCCGGAGACATGTTGGACTTTGCCGATTTAGATCAATTCCCCGCTTCTGTTTTTGGCAAACCGGGTTTTGAATTCTGCATCAAAATCGAAACTATTGAACTGGCTGGCATTACATTCACAAAGCCATTAACTATTGATGAGTATAAAGCGGGTCAGGATGTTTTTGTTATCAATACATATCTCCCTTCAATTTATATCATAGGATTTGAAACTGCTGCACTCATTGAAGCAATTAATAGTGGTTTTGTTCAGCGTGATGCTGAAAATGCCAAGCTTCAATTAAAAGCATTTTCAAAAGCACTCGGTATTGAAATCAACAATGATTTAAGTGTTATTCGTCTTGGTGAGGAACCTAAAAAACAGAGAGGCAAAAAATCAAAAGCAGAAAAGCCAAGTGACGTTATTTCTGCAGAAACTCAACCAACGATTGTTATTACCAAACAAACAAATGTCACCACATCTGAGGATCTGTTAGTTCCAGAAACTAACGAGCATAAAGTAGATCCTGAATATCAGAAGGCATTAGATGCTCTTCTTCAGCGTGTAAAAGAATCAAAAACACCTGAAGAGGTAAATGCTGTTTATCGATATACCCGTACGTGGAATGACAAACAAATGGAACCTCTCCTCCTTGCCACTCATAAGCGACTTGAAGAGCTCGAAAAATCTAAGGTACCTGCAAATGAACCACCTTCACTAATGGTTCAGATCCAAAACGCGCCCGACATCACAACATTAGATGCTTTGGAAATAGATGTGGCCGCACGAGATCCACAGATTCAATCACGACTCATGGATTTTGTTAAGAAACGCCGCTTTGAATTAGAAAATGCGGCATCAAACGAACCTGATTATTTACTGGAGGAACCTTTCTAATGTCGAAACAAACTACTCCAGAGTTTCTTTTCGAGCCAAAGCTGCTACCAATGCAGCTTTTCGAGAAGTTCATTGTGTTCAACGTAAATGCCGGGTATCGCGGGAAAGGCACACCGCACGGCGTGAACTTAATTAAAGGTAATAAAGGCACCCTTTCAGTAAGCAACGAAGGTGTGATGAACAAAGCAGCTCAAGAGCGATACAAACTAATGCTTTTGAAATATTTCAAAGAAGGTCGCTCTGCAATGGATGAGCTGGACCATGAAGTTAAACGTATTTATAGAATGGTGGCGTGATGGAAGAAAAGATAAAAGTTGTCAGCTTCAGTGGTGGTCGTACTTCTGGCTATACAGTCAATATTTTTAAAGATGATCCAGAAGCACATTTTGTTTATATGGATACTGGCGCAGAGCATCCTGCTACTTATCAATTTATTAAAGATATTGTAAAGCATTGGAAAATAAACCTCGTATGCCTGCGTGTAGTAGTAAATCCAAAGATGAATAAAGGTGTGGGTTACAAAATCATACCTATTGATGAGTTAAAACAGGACTTGGAACCATGGAAAGAAATGCTCAAAAAGTACGGAAGTCCTTATTACGATATGCCATTCTGTACTGCTCGTATGAAAACAGAACCTTTTGAAAAGTATTGCAATGATGTATTTGGTAAAAACAACTATGAGCGTTGGATTGGAATTAGATCTGATGAACCCAAAAGATTACCAATTGAGGTTTTAGAAAAATTAAGTTTACCAATCCATAAAGATGCAAAAAATCAGAAAGCTGGATTTAGATATTTAGCTGAAATCAGTGATTTCACTAAAGAGGATATTCTGGACTGGTGGGAGCAACAGCCCTTTGATTTAGCCATTACAGAACATCTCGGAAATTGTGTTTTTTGCATTAAAAAGCACTTAAACAAAGTCGCATTAGCCGCCAAAGATGAACCTGAACAAGCAGTGAAATGGATAGAGGTAACTGAAGGTCCAAGAGTCAGATCTGAAGGTAGAAAATACAACCATCATCGGATGTATCGTTCGCGATTGCACTTGAGCGATGTTATTGAAGCTTTCAAAGACCATAACAGAGATGAACTTTTTAGCGCTCTTAGAAGCAGTAAGCGTTACGGTTCTGGTTCATGTTCTGAATCTTGTGAAGCAATTGTTTGAAGGAACTGAGGGATGAGCAAAGTTATTGGTGAAGTTAATTTGAACCCTAGCCGTATTGAAGGTACTCCGGATCAGGTGGCTCTTCATATTTTTGAAGAAATCATTTGTCTAAGTACTGAGGAGCTTCTCAAAAACAATCCGGAAGCTGCAAAAGTTTTTGCATATCACATTTTTGGTTTAGCACTGTCTCAACTAGCAGAGTTTCATTCAACCAAAAGTCTAGATAAAGCTGTAACCGTTACTCTTCACAACCTTTTGCGTCAATTGAAGAAAGAACGTAATGAGTTGAGGAACTAAAGGATGAGTGGATTAAAAGTTAAAACATGTAATTTTTGTGATGACGGGAACGGTGAATGCATTTTCCCCTATTACGGCCTTGCCCCTCATATTCATACGAAGCCAATTGGCGGCACTGTATTTCTAGACGGGTCATTACCTGAAAACTTCTGTCCTGATGGGGATGGTTTAGGCATGTATACACATTGTCTGAATTGCGGGAGTGACGGCACCTATGAGGGTACTCAATTAGAAGTTAAAGCGGAAAGTATGGAGGAGTAAATGTTAAAAGATCTGAGAAATCTATCTGATGCAGAGCAACAAGAATATTTGGATCGCTTCATAATGGCTAATGAAGAACAGAAGTTTCCTCAAGAGGTTGTGGCACTTTATTTAGATTGCTCGCCTTGGACATTAGCTAGAATGCGTTGTGATCAATCATCACTGCCTTTCTCGAAAATTGGGAGACGTGTTTCATATAAAAAGAAAGACGTTTTGAAGTATGAGCAAAGCAAGACTGTGCTTAATACAGCACAGCTTGCAACAGTTTAAGGCGGTTAAACCGCCTTTATTTCTTTTAATCTTTCTGTCCAAACAGATTGGTAGTTGAAGCAATCAATCTTTCCTTGATAAACCGCCTCAATCATATTCATCGAAGCTCTTAATTCCTCATCTGGAATTTGAACATAACCACCTGTCACATCAATTCTTGGTTTAGCCGTGTGATTAAGAAGTCTTTTTGTCACATAAATATTAAATCTTAAAAGGTTGCATATAGTGGCAAATGTACGACGGAAATCATGCATTGAAACGTAATAGTCAACTTCCTTACCCACTCTATTCAATAATGTATCTACCTTAGTTGCATGCATATTCCACGAAGTAGGCATCTTAGTAGCTGGGAAAACCCAATCGTTTTCTCTTAATAACCAACGTTCACGCAAAATACTGTGTAGATGATCACCAATAGGAAAAGTATGATCTGAACCATTTTTGGTATCTCTAAAAGTTAAGGTACCATTTTTAATATCTACATCAGCCCACTTTAGACAACATGCCTCCTGTTTACGGCATCCCGTATACATGCACATTAATACGATATCCCGATGCGTGTTTGACCTAGCAGTATTTTCCAGATTTAACTCATCTTCATAATGAAGCACTGCATTGTAATATTTGTGAATGATGTCTTTATGGAGATGTCTATCCCTACTTGCTATTTTATTCCAACCTCTTGTTACGGAAATAATGTCAACTGGATTACTTTTAAGAATCGGGTTCTCATCTGTTGAATAAAGAACATGAATATACTTCCATAAAGTACCTAAAAGAGATACAGCACCATTTGCTGACGACTCACTTACTTCTGATACCTCAATAAATCGATCCAATACTTCTTGCTTTGATATCTGGAAAAGCTTTTTGTTGCCCCACCCCAAATATAAATCAAAGTACTTACGGTACTGCCTAATTGTTTTTGGCCTAAAGTCATTTCTATCAATATAAATTTGAAGAGCTTCATTAACTGTAATATCTAAAGGATTAGCAACATTCTTTAATTTGATAGGCTTTTCAAATTCATTGTTTGAAATTTTCGCCAAAATCATCTGAGCTTTTGCTCGAGCATTTGTTGCAGGAATATCGGTAGTTTTACCAATTGTCACTCGATAGAGTTCACCTTCATGCCTCCTTTCAACAATATAAGTTTTACTTTTATTAGTTACCCGAACAGCAAAACCGATCAGTTCTGCATCTCTATATATTTTTTGACCTTTTTCAGTTAATGGAATAGCATCAACAGTAGATTTGTTGAGTTTCAT